ATTACATAACCTTCATGATCGCACTTTTCATCACCAATGTAACATTGAACATTCTCAACGGAGGTGATACCTTCCATGAGAAGCTCTTTGATCTCAATGATGAGTTTGTAGAGAATCATCAGGTTGTTGTCCATACCCGACTCTGCAATGTCGCGTTGTTCGCGGATGCACTTGTTCACAGCTACTTTGAGTTCTTGTCCTTCTTTTTGCGAAGGGAACTTAACAAAATTGATAGCCACACTTGCAAGACCAAGAAGGAGATCAATTCTACGACGACGGGAGGTAAAGTGTGCATCAGTTTTCAGGAACTTAACATTAGGAGATTGCAGTTCCTCATCAACACCGAACGATGCAACTGCGTCTTTCAGATGAGTAGAACTGGTGTAGGAAGTGTGTGCAGCAATGATCACATTCTCTTCCACAAGACGACCGAAGTTGTATTCAATCGTGTTAGGCTTGTAGAAGTCATTACCACCGAAACCGATGAAATCACCCTGCACAATACCTTTGATGCGAGGGAGATTGTCAAAACAAACATGAAGAATAGATGCGACATTCCCATCATGATTCACAGAAATGTCATAGTGAGAATAATTGATCTTGATTTTCTTCTTGTTGAATACACTTTTCGTACCAACAAAAAACCTACCCGTGAAAGGACAAGTACCCCACACGATTGCAGGAGCACCGTCATACTTTACAGACAGTTTGCTGTTGCGTTCCCGCAGGAATCGCAGGACATTCTTTGCACCATCCCGACCATCGTTCAGGATCGCGTCTTCGGGATGTTCCAGGTGAGTGTTCTTCATGTGGCCATCATACATGAAAAGAGGGCCCTGTAAAGGGCCCCCGAACCAGTTCGCAGACTGTCACATGAACTCAGCGATGTAGTAACCAATCGTTACATTATATTGTTGTGCTCTTTGTTCCCATTCTTGCCATTCTTCATCATCAGCAAGACACTCAAGTAGGAGTAGTTGATCTTCAGTCATTTTCCCCTGAAGTAATTGGATAATCTATAATTTTTTTTATATCGTCTACACTAACTTTTGATGGGTCAGTTACAATCTTATTCATCATTGATTGAACTTCTTCCATCTTTTGTTTGTGTAGTTTGGACAATTCTTCTGGATCTGTAGAACTATAATCAATCATTTTTATACATCCGATCTAAATCCTGGTTCTAATCCATTCTTCAATGAATAAGGATAAAGTTTCCTCAGAATGACATCACATTTCCAGTATTCTTTACTGTCAGTGATTGTTTTATTGATTTGGTAATACCTTACAGCTTCATAGAGTGTTGCACACTCATCTCCACAAAAGTTCATCACGTCGTAAAGCTATCAACAACACGAGAAGATTCTTCATCCACAAGAGCAAACCTGTGTGCATTTACTACACGTTCCATAATGCGGGAATCGTGTGCATTTTCATACTCATCGCGCCAGTCCAGAAGAACATCATGGCATTCATTATCATTTTCTGCGATGACACTAACTACGCCACCATACTCAGAAGAAGGAAACGGAACCCAATAATCAACGAGATAGAGATACTTCATTTTCAGTGTTAAACTACTCCTTTAGTGTAAATGTTTTGTTTGGATTTGTCAAGTTAAAGACAATACTTTTTGAGAATACGGAGAACCTCTTTAGGTTGATCTTGAACAGCAAAAGCTTCCTTCTCAACATCCTTTCGAAATCCAAGAGGTTCAACATAACCATTACCCTCTTTGCACATTTGTGCTACATGAACAGACTCATGTGCGAGGGTTCGGTTAATCTCACCAACCCAATCATTGTAGTTTTTCCTGATGGTGTTGTTACACATCACTAATGTTGTTTTTTTGAGAGTATTCATAGGATCTCTCCAAGTTAGTGCATAGCCATCAAACTTGTCTTCTCTGCAGACTTTATGATTGTTGACAATGACCACAACATTAGCTTGTTGCAAGACATCAAGAATCTCTTGATGGGTTGGTGTTAAGTATTCCATCACCAACCCCGATCACTCAACCAACAAGCCAGTTTCCATCCCAACCAACCAAAAGCTCCACCAAGAATCATAGCAACAATTCCAGACGGAAGCGTGAACAATCCCCAAAGAAATGCAGCACCACCAATGAAAAAAGCTGCGGTTCCTACTACTGTACTGAAGTCATCAACATCACCACCAGAACCACTATTAGATGAGCCGGAACTATATGATTGTTGTCGTTCTGATGGTTGTTTTTTATCAAATACGGGACTAACACAGAATGACTTGAACCCATCAATGTGTGCATACATTGATTCAACTTGTTCCTGAGCCTGCATAGGACCAAGAGCATCGACTGTAGTGGATTGAATACCCTGACGGGGAGAAGTCCAGTCTACTTTGTATTTCATGGGTTAAAGTGAATACGGTGATAAGAAACGAACAAGTAATCTTCAGGATCTTTTTCATCTACCACTATTTCATAGTAGATGGATTGTGCATCCTTTTTCCGACCTTCTTCTGCAAGATCGGAACACCTTGATTCATGATAGTTCTCAAGGTTTCTGATAAGTTGTTTGTGTGTTTTAATCATCCAAATGCAGCCTCAAGTGGCGTAATCTTCAAGGGCATAGCAGTATAAGGTGTAGTCTGTCTAATGTCAACTACACTACCCACTGTCTGGCTATTAACCGGGGCGTGGAATTGTTTGGTTTTGGTGTTGTAGAATCCCCAGATGGTTTTAACTGGTTTCCCAAGATTATAGTCATACTGCTTATGGTGATGCAACCAAATAGCAGTAGTGTTCCTCTTGAAATCCTTTTGTTGTTCATAATGATAACCATCTGGAGCTTTGTGAAAAAGTTCAACCGTCACTTCTCAATCTTCCAGTGTTCATTACCCTTGACAGGAATCCAGAAACAGTACATTCTGTTCATTGAAACCAGAAACAGGTGAGGTACACCCTCAATCACTTTTTCCTGTTCTACAGTACACATATGAAACTGATCCATAATGTTATGGAATCGGTTCTTAGCTTTACTGGACAGAGGAACAACGGAAACCCGTTTTGTTTTAGTAGTCATAGTCTTTACCAACATGGCTAACTTAATGCGTCAAGTAGTGGATTTGGATGTAGGGTGTGCGGTTTCTTAACTGGCACACTCTTGGATTTGGGTTTTGCGGTGGATCCTTTGGTGGCCTTGGGTTTTGACCCCTGAGATCCCTTACGGCCACTAGACGGTTTCGCCTTTTTTTGTGATTTTTGGTTCACAGGTGTCTTAGTACCCGTCTTGCGAGTTCGATGCGAGTTTTTTAATTGTTCAAGCCGAATCTCCGCAAGCTTTCTAGTCTTGACTACTTCAAGTTGTTGACCGTCTGCGATAATCATGTATTGATTACCAAAGGGTACAGCAGCAAACTGAAAGTCTGGTGTGGTGAATCCAGTGGGACCATTGTCTGGATCCAGGATACTTGTGTTGGGAAACATCATGCGACTAGATACCTCTTTTCGTATTCTAACAGATCTTCAGGAATGTCAAGGATGTTGGTGTCAACTGGATAAGAATCTTTCCACCTTACTTTACCCTCTTGTCTCTGATACAATTTGATACCAAGATGGTTGTACTTTAGGTTGGTAGGTATAAGAATCTTGTAGTCTTCTTTATCGGGTGCAGTGAGAAAAGAGAGATTCTCGTTCTCCTTTTTGGTTACACAGATTTGTTGTGTACAGACAAGAAAAATCCTCTTGAACGCCTCATAATCCTCAAGATACTTCTCACTGTTTTCTGCAATCATCCTACCCACAAATTGAGGGGAGTGATAGTGATCCCAAGTGTTTAGCCTGTAGTTCTTTGCAAGTTGATTCTCCAAAGCCTGTTCACTAATCAACCCCAAAGGATTGGGATTACCTGCATCAAATACCCCGTAATAAAAGTCGCGGGAGATCTTTCGTTTGTCATCAAAAGATCGGTTCCAGTTGTGAATGTTACCCCTCATGTTGTTGAAGGTGCCTTCAGCGTAGACTTCCCACTTTTCCATGATAAATCAATAGTTTTCGTAAGTTAAAAATGTTTTTTTTCTATCTTCATCAACCAACTTGATGAAGTCATCCATGTCATAGAGTGATCCGTTGTATCTAACTTGTGAAAGTCTTTGGGATTGTTCATTATCGAAGATTTTGTTCAAGTAAGAGATTACTCTAGCCATTGTCCTTTTGTCTCCATCCTGAACATTTGTAGGTCTCTTATGGAGAGTAATTTCTTGATCCATGAAAACAACTTGACCGTCTACCCAATCTCGGGTGTAGATATATTTTTCTTGATAGATGGTCTTTTTAAGTTCATCCATCACCTTATCACTTTCCTCTCGTGAGAGACCAACAAAGCCATCGAATGAATGATCCTGAATCTTCATACCAGGCAACCCAGTGCAGGTTTCTCTATAGAGTTTAGTCTCCATTCCATCAATCGGAACTGCATTGTAATGAATCATTAGATTTTGAGATTCATTCAAACCTGGGGCTAAACGATTGTCGATCCACTTGTGTTTCATGATCAATTCCTTTACCATACTTTGCATGTCGGAACTGAGAGATTCGTAGGCATCATGAGTACACAGAAACTGAGTTTGGCTCCTTTCAGTGTCACTTACACTTTGAAGTCCTATAATCCTTTGACCATCATCAAAGGCACACTGATCACTATGCCATTCCAATTCTCCATTTTGGAATAGTCCTTTTGGTCTGTCCTTTTCTCCTTTTTTATAACTGACCATGGTGACTGCATCTTTCATTTGATCGTCAGTATCATCATTGACATAACCCAAGTTCAGAAAGATTTCCCTCCAGTGTCTACCCTGAAGTTTCTTAGAGATAACCGCATCATGAATGATAGATCGACTAGATTCCCCCCACTCCATCATAGTTTTGTAAAGAGTGTCTAGAGGAACTTTTTCATCCACAAATACAATACATTGGGATGCACACAATTTCCCAAGTTCTACAACTTCTTCTTGACAATTCCAGTCAATGTCATAAACTTCAACACCAACTGTTGAACTATAATTTTTCAGAGATTTAGTCTTCATTTCTTTACAAATTTATATGAAATATGTAGTCAGCGTTTGACTACCGAGATTGCAGGTTGACCCTGTTGGAAGATCGTGTCTACCACAGCTTGGATCTTCTGGTGAGTAGAGATCCCAACTTTATTGAACACGGGAACTACAACCAGACCAAAAGATTTGGTGTAGTTGTCAACATCACCAGGGACCAGTTCACCACTACGGATGCGAGCTGCATCATTGTGGTGCATCCGAATCACACGGCCAATGGTCTGGGAGATACCAATGTAATCCATGGATCGCATAAAGATCACACCCTCAAGTCCAGAGACGTTGATACCCTCAGAGAGGATGGAGTGGTGAAGAACAACAAACTTCTTAGAGTCATCCTTACCCCATGCACTTAGGGTCTCAAAGAATACCTCACGGTTCACCTTCTGACCGTTGATAATTGCACCAGTCTTTGCGGTGATGTAGAGATAAGAGAACCCACGATCTTGAAGTTGTTGAATGAAGTCAGTCTCAGACATCAGTGCAGAGATCTGTTTGGTAGCTTTCGCACAGATCAACACTTTATCTTTACCACATTCATCCAGAGTTTCAATCAGATTCTCGCAATCCCGATCCGCAGGGATCTTACCAGACTTCACCATAGGAAGTTGTTTCGCAATAACTTTCGGAGGGAGGATGTAACCGCCCTGCACAAGTTCAGGTGCAGGAACATTACAAATGACCTGACCATAAACTTCTACATCATTCATCCCAGGCTTACCGACTGCGAGAGAATGTTTGGGAGTCGCAGTGAAGAAGTAACAACGATCAGCTTCCTGACTGAAGTATTCAGTTGCGGGGAAGAAATTGCGTTTGACGGAGTTGTGAGCTTCATCAAAGTAAATGGTGTTGACAGGGAGACGAGTTTGCTGCAGTCTCTCCAGAGAGTTGTAGGTCGTGAAGATCAACTTGTGACCGCGAGTGTTCACAACCCAATCCACAATCTCTTGAGGTTTGGTAGAACTGAAGTGATGAGTTTCACCAGAGTGAATGTGCATCACACTTGCGTTGGTGATAAACTCCAGAAACTCAGAACATAATTGTTCAGCCAACAAGATGCGTGGTGCGACTATAACAATCGTTTGAGGAGTTTCAGACTCAAACTGAATCATAGTAAACCGGATCATTTTCATTGTCTTCCCGCCACCAGTGGGGACCACGATCTGTCCTTTCTTGTGCAGTTGCATTAACTCAACTGCGCGTTCTTGGTGTGGTCGAAGAATCATTGAATCGCGTCTCAACATAGCTAGAATACCCCTTAACCCTGGGGAGGGCAAGGGGCTGAACGATCAGAGATCCTTATGGATCAACGGAGGGTGAGACAGTCGCCATCAGGATCAAACTTAATGTGGTTTCCGTTCACATCTACCAGACCAAGTTCAGTAGGACGACCCAAATCCTCGGGATTGGGCTTAACATACTGTGGGAGGAATCCAGCAAGTTTGACAGGGAAAGCATCCTCGTCAATAACAGATTCCTGACCTTCTTCCACAGTATTGAAAGCAAACTGAATCATGACTTCCTTCAGTTCATTAAACTCTTCAATGAAGTCTTCACGGAACTTTTTGAGATCATCTTTACGGACTGGTGCATAACCAAAGATCCACACAGGAAGGTTAAGACGGGTGCCATGATAGAGAGCACGCATCCAGGTACTCTTGTTGTCACCATTACCAGCACAATAGGTGATGTAACCTTGTGCAATTAATTCTTGATCCTCACGGCCTTCAACACCCTGTTTGGCAAAATTGTTCTCTTTGATGAATCCATTGAGAGTATTCTTACCAGTTCCAACAGAGTTATAGGTAAGGAAGTTGGGGAAAACTTGACAGTTGTTGTAGCAACTTACCTTGATTTTCTTACGAGCTTTTGCAGTCTTGTCTGTAGCGATAAGGTCTACAAATGAGTCAATAGCATCAGCAGTGTTTGGAATAATTTCCCGTTTGACTGCATTGCAAACTTCTTTGATGTAATCTTGAGCAGTCTGACTCATCTGAGGGTTGCTGTGATGATTAGACTGGTTACGAGCAACAATCTCCCAATAAAGACTGTCAAAGTGATACACGTCAAAGAGGTAAAGTTCTTGACCAAAACGATCAAGAGCTTCGTTGCGATTGTATCCAGAAAGACCTTTTTTCTTTGCAGCACTGAGATCATTTACATCAGTACCAACAATCGGAGGTTGTGCATCAATACGATAACCAATCGCCTCAAAGTTGTTGAACAAATCGTTCACATGGTCAGCATCATTACTCTTGTCACGAGGTTGTTCTTCAACATCGTAACGAATAAATTGTCGGGGGATCAGATAACGACCAAGGAAGATGGCACCTTTATATTCAATGGGAGGTGCAGCTTCAAGAGAGGCCTCAATCGTTTCTTGAGTAAGTCCGAGAGGATTGGCACAGGTTTGTGCAATCTTATCCCAAATCATCTGCGTCTCAACAGACACATAGGATTGAACAGTCATGTTTTAATTAAATTAAAGGACAAGTTTGCAATCAGGTTGAAGAACTAAGTTCTTTTCGTTTGATTACATGGCCAGAATACATCAGACAAGGAACTCTGTCAAGGCCCCTGTCTGAGGTTTCAGGGTTTCGTAACAATACTCAATGTTACATTCATAGAGAACCTTCATCATTAGATTTAGAGATCTTTGATGTGGTCTCTGTTTCCATCCATACCAAGCAGTTTTCTTTCCTGTTGAATAGGGTGGAACTTGTCCCACTGAATAATACTGATCTGCAGTTACATCGTAGATTGTTTCACCATCTTGTAACCACCAGTGAGTATCATTCCGATAGTCAATTCCACTCATAGGAACTAACTTATCGGTGTCCAACAGGTAGAACAGAGCTTGAGTAGAATGGTAACAGTGTCCGTACATTGGATTTGTTACATTTTCTTCTCGGTATTTTTTTGTGAGAAGATCAGGACTCAGTTGATTCTGAATCACTTTCATGACTGATTCAGTAATCCCATGAGTATAGAAAAAAGGGAGAAATCTAAGAGAACGAGTCTCAAAGATTTCATCCCCATTGTATCGGTGTCTTTCAACAACCTTCATTTACCACCTTAAACCATTACCCATTTAATTATACTAGAAGTTTCGCAGAAGTGCAAGAGTTTCAGAATCAAACTCTTCACGAATACCAGAATCAGGAAGCCAATCTTCGGGACCAGTTTCCATCATAGATTGATAGAGCTCATTTTCATCAAAAGAATCAGAATAAAAGTCGTTCATGGGTGAATCAGTTGAACAAGGCCAAAATAGAGTAGTTGGGTTGGAATGTCAAGGGATCTCAGTCCCATGAAACATTCTGTAATAGTACGCCAGGCATCACATAAGACCAGGCACCAAGACCATCGACACCACCAACTTTATACTCAAACTTGTAAGCAAACTTGTTGTGTGAGTCCCAAGTCATGAAGCCTTTCTCTTTATCAAACCAGGATTTGATGGTCAAACGGAAGCGATTGGAGTAAATGTTGCGAGTGCGAAGAGCACCACCAGTCTCACGAGTTTCAATTACAACGCAGTTATCCATCTGAAACTCATTATTGTACTCTATGGCACATGCACTTTCATATCGGAAAGGCCGATACTCTTTCTTCTTCTCAACAACTGGTTTTGTTTGAGTAGAAGTTACATTAGATTGTTGTGCAAACGCAGGAGAAGAGAGGAGAATTGCTGCGAGAATTAGAAACTTTTTCATCACTTATTCATTTGAAGTGTAGGGACGGGCATCCCACCTTCAGTGGGAACATAGATGGTCACATTACCTTTGTTGGCACCTTCTTCCAGACCAGTGATATACAGATACTGGAGATACTCACGGTTGTCCTTCAGCGAATTACCAATGATTTGGTTTGCTTTAGCAACACCTTGAGCACGAATCACCTCTGCATCAGCAAGTTGTTGAGCACTATCTTTCTTTGCTTGTGCTTCAAGAACTGCAACCTGACGAGTATATTCTGCCTTCTGAAGTTCTGCTTTACCCTGAAGTGATTGTGCCCACACATTATAGAGAGGACCAACCACTGCGTTGATTACAAACAATGAGAGAATAAACGAAGCACCAATAATCGTGGCGTTACGCATAGTATTGTCTTGTGTCATTTAGTTTCTCCAACATAAACATAGTCAGGATGTTTGGCTTTGAAAGCCTCGACTTGTTCTTCGGTCTTAAGAAAGACGGAAAGAGTAGTGTTCGGATGTTCTTTGAAGTAATACTTCACTTGAATGAGGTCTTTCATATCACGCAGGGATTTGTTCTTCATTACCTTTAGGAGTATAACACTTCCACTCACCATCGGCAAAGAGGTAGGCGTAATCAGACCAAGAATCATTCACAGAACTGATAAAAGATTGGAACGAATTGTGCAGATTAGGTTCTACATCTTGATCTTCTTGACCACGCTCAACATAATAAAGAGTGCGGTGTTCTTCCATCTTCATGTGATTCCAGTCAGTGTCAGTCCACAGAGAACTGATGTCTCCACCATCAATCAACTCTGCAGCTTTCTCGTAAGAGTTGAAGTGTTCTTTCAGTTTCTTACCATTCCACTCGGGATAGCCGTCCCAGTGACAATACACCGAGAGGACAGAGCCATCTTTAAGTTGAACACCGATGCGAGAACGAGTTGCCATGTGTTTGATTGATTACTTGGCTACTATGACGCATCAGTGAGTCCTGGGGCGTCCTCAGTGGACAGTTTGGAAAGTGTCCTCTCGCACTCTTGTATAATACAATCAATAAAATCTTGTTCCGTCCAGGTATTCAGAATACTTTCAAGTGGATCATTTTCATCCCATGAAATTGTAAACGAACCATCTTGTTCTTCTTTAACATCAATTGCCATAATCATCATCCCATGGAGCTTTACGATTTAAGATTTCTCGGAATCTTTCTTGTACTTCTGGATCTGGTGGTTGATTCAGTCTTTCAACAAGTGCATCAAAGTCTTTTGCAGGAAGCACAATGCGTTCAGGTGGCCAAGAACCTTTACCCCAATACTCTTCAAACTTGTGAACATATTCCATATGATCCCAACCATGATTGAGAGAGAACCAAAACTCTTTCCAAACATAATAGTCATCAAATCGGAAACCTTCATGACTAATCAAACGAAACCACCACCAAAATGGAGTATAACGAAGAAATCTATTGGAGATAATCCACTTGTTAATTAAGACCATCTACCTAACCTCAACTTACGCTCAGGTGAAATACGAGGATTATAAGGATCATCATAAGGATAGATGTATTCGCAACACCAACCCCACGATAATGCCTCCCAAAAGTCATCATATCCAAAATGATTCATGGTAACACGACAATCTAGAATATACCTAATGTGAAAAAATCCCTCACGGAACCACTCCCATTTGGTCATCTGCCAGTATTCTTTCCAGGTCATACTGTCTCATCACTCCAGTAGTATTTTAGTTGATCACCAGTGATATTCAAATGATAAATCTTACCATCTTGTGTATAAACACCAATCCACAGTGTTCGTTCATTCATACTTTCCAGATGAAACAACTTCACCTCTTCCAGTACGATTTCATCAGGATTTTCAGTCCAATTTACTAATTTAGTCATGAGTAATTAACGTGTAGATGTGCTTGCCATGTGAATGCAGGTTGATCACGGCGATGTACTTGAACTTTTACATGATTTGGTATCAGTTCAGCATACTTTTCCATGAACTCTTCTTCAGTCAGTTCATCGCAACCACGCAAGTAATGATCATCAGGTACAAACTTTGCGAATCGTTCATACTCACGGTCTCGATCAATTAATTGATAGTTACGACAAATTTGTAGCCAATACGATCTACCCTCACCAGTAGCAAAGTAATCAATAGCAAAGAAACGATAGAATGGTTTATCGCTCATTATTTTCCCTCACTCGTTCTAGAAACTTAGTTGCTTGATTGTCTAATTGTTCGATCAGATCTTCAATATCACTGATAGAAATATGAGTGTATTCATCATTCAGATATTCACAGCGTATGGCATCAATCATACACTGTAGAGTAATCATTTGTGTATGTTCTGGTGTAATGGGTGTGCCGTGAGGCAACCCAGCACATTCCATATTGTAGTAATCATTATATCGTTGTAGAACACGATTACTTTTTTCTCTACGTTCTGCTTCTTCAAACATAGCATCGGGATAAGGTTCACAATCCATTGTTCTTACCAATTTAGATTTCAAAAATACTTTTATATTATTACTAACGTTACTTATGGAAAATTGTAGTGAAGCTTAGTTTTGAAAGTAAGATCACATGGTTTGTCTTTAAGTTTAATGAGACCATGTGGAATCATAAGAGAATACTTATCAAAGAATGCTTCACGAGTATGAAGTCCAAGATTATACAAAGATGATGCACCAAACTCTTCGTAAAACTCTTTAACAGCACGATAAGCCTGAGTCGTAACCAATTCCTTGGGTCCGTCAGACAAAGAATCAAAATCATTTTCACATGGTAAAGCCTGGGTCATTAGTAAACAAGTGACATGACCTTCTCCTGAAAGAAAATAGGAGGATTCCATAAACATCCACTTCTCATCTTCTCTGATATTACCATAAATGTCAATGTAATTTTCTACACATGACTCACTCAGTAAAGTAAGATTTTCTTTGTGTTTTTTATTTAATTTTTCAATCGATTTTACTCCTTTAGTTTCGGAAAGTAAATTACAATACTCAGAGATATCTTTGATTACAGTTTGAATTGATTTTGATTGTAGTGATTCTTCTACTTTTTTAAAGTATAGTTCAGCAGCAGTTACTTTACTCTCAGTTTCAGTTGTTAATTCAGTCATCTTTTGCGAGTTCTTCTAGGGCCTCATTATATTTTATATTATATCCTTTCGCAAGTTTCCTCAGTTTCTCTTTGCCGTAATCAGTGAGTTCGTGTTTTTTATTGCGAAGTTCTTCTACTTCTTCTTGTGATAAGTTCAACCAAGGGAAATCATCAGGAACTGGAAGATTATGAGTTTCTTGTTTCATTTTTTCAGTTTCCTCTTTGATTCTCTGAGTTTCTTCCCTTATCTCTTTCGTGCGTCTCTCCATTGGTTCTAACCAAGAATAATCAGTCATTAAAACTCTCCTGAAATGTTTTCCAACCTTCATCCAGTCGTTTCTCTGCCCAACCCCATGAACCGTGCTCCATACCATCAATCTGGGCACAATCAATCTCAGATTTGATTAGTTCACGAAGCATTTTGATTTGTTCGTCAGTCATCGTAGCATCTCCTTCATTTTATTGAGACAATGATTAAATCCATCAACAAGTAGTTCGGTATCTACATTCTGACTTCCTGCTGCTGATTGTTCTTTCGGCAACCATCTTTCCACCAAATCCACAAACTCATCACAACAATTAAAAGAATAACCAAGTTCATTCCTTACCATATTATAGAGTTTTTGAGATTTATATTTCTCCACCAACCTATTCACAACCTCATCGGTAATGTATGAAGCAGGATTATCTTTTTCATCCCACTCTACTTCATCATAATGTTCAGGTTCATCAACTACATCATCATATTTCCCCTTCTTCACATCATTAAACCACATACCTTCAAGCAGACGATGAGTTTCACCATCAGTAATAGCAACCATTACCACACCATCAACAGTATGCTTTCTCTTAGACCAATTATGACTTCCATCATTAAATTCAAGACGAAGATATTCCTCATAATTATAAGAGACAATCTCAAACTTTCCACCATAATCAAAAGTCATTTTGGGTTGAGATTTATGTGTCTCAATCTCTTTGAGGAGTTCCAGTTTCTTTTGAAGCACTTTGATTTCTGCTTCGGTCTTTTCAATATCAGATTTGAAAGTCATTTGTTTCAGGTAAGGAGTAGCATCCATCACACCATCTTTGATTGCTTGTTTAAAAGCATTACGCAATCCATCGGCAACTTGCTCTGGTGTTTGTGGAGTTGGTTGAAATTCAGTCATCTTTTGTTCCACCATAATAATGTTGTGCGTTGAGTGTTCTCCACATTATAATCTGCTCAAAACATTCCCCAAGATTGCGACAAACAAAACTATCTTCATCCACCCCATCTGGACCATCCCATATTGTAGCAGTATATCCCTTCGTAGGATGTGGAGTATAAGTGATTTCAATTTTCATCGTTCATTATAAAATACAAATCCTGTTGATGTCTTTTCGCAATAGTAATAATACTCCTGAAATACACCATTCATAAAGTCTTCAAGTGTTTCCAGTTCATCACTGCCAGTTGAATGATAACAGTCTAACACAAAATCCTGATACTCACCAACAAAACCACAGAAACGGTCAGGAAACTTTGAAATACTTTTGTCTGGGAACAGTTCATAGTATGTGTCTAATACTTCCTGTCCGTATTCTTCTAGGATTTCTTCAAGTGTCATAGGGCTGTTGGGGGTCTTTTTTCCAAACTTCTTTGTATGTAATCCAAGGCTCTACACCAGTTTCCATTTGTGCAGTCCAGTGGTATCCATTCTCATCAACCGCATCAAGATAATGAATGCGTGTCTTGGGATCAATTGTACGGGTAATATGTGTGAATTTTACTCGTTCAGTCATTTTTTATCACCCCATAGTTGCTCAAAATACTTACCATCTCTACCACAATACATCTCAAAATGTCTGGCATCTTTACAACTTTCACTTTTTTTGTCTCCAGTCACCAAATCACCAGTTATGATTGGGTTGTAACACCTATCAAGTGAGTTGTTCCTAAAAAGATGACCTAACCAACTTTTCTTATAGTGGAGACAATCTTTACATAGTTTGCGTTGTTCAGTCATTTGATCGTCACAGTTTGATTTTTGATTTGGCAAAGACGGGAAAGATTATCACCCGCAGTAGCAACTTGGAAGAAGTTGTAGTTAGTCCCACACTGTTCGTTGAGTGCTTGTTGAGTTGTAATGACATTCACAACTCCTGTGATGGGAGCAGCAAGAAGAACCAAAACAACAGTACCAACAATCAAAACAGTCCAAGCATCCATAAAATCAAAGTTGTTGCGTTTCATTTCAGTTCTCCTCTTGATGACGGAATACTTTAGCAAACTCTTCTGCTGCCTCAAATGCAAGTTCAGCACCGAACTTGAACACTTCTCGTCGTTCTTGTTCAGTAATACTTTGCATATTAGAACAAGTTTTCAACCACTCAACATAGAGTGTTTGTCCTAAATCAACAAATCGTTCTTGAGAGAAGTCAGTCATTTCAGTTCTGGTGTTGTTTGAGGTGAAGTTGGATACATTCCATAACATCATCAAGTGTAGAAGCACTACCATCATAGTAGTAATCCATATTCATTACATCTGTGACTTTGAGTTTGTAATAAAAATCCCCATCAGATGAATACTGATGAATGATGATGTCAGTTTCGTAGTGCATCAGTTCTTAAAAAGTTTGTAGATTGCGTCTGCAACTGCGAGTGCCTCTTCTTTTTCCATAGTAATGTGAGTATGTCGTTTTCCATCTTGCCAATAGGAAATAGTACAACCATCCATACTGGTGACAATATTTGAATCTTCAACTGTATAATACCATTCCTCATCAGGAAGGATGTTGATGCAGGTGCTGGTGTCAATTGCCATTTGGAGTTCCTTTGTGTATGAATGTATTATAAGGCAAAAAGGGGTCTTGTGGAGACCCCCCTATGCCAGTTCTTCAAGTGTCACTTGTCTTTCCAAGTAAAGTCCAGAAGTATCCTAGTAAAGTATCTCACAACACGATTTGGTTTCTTTTTCAGATACACTTTGATGTTTGGTTTGATGTCCCAGTATCCTACCTCATCTTTACCAACTCTAAATTCTGTAGTCCAATCTACAGCACTACTCACACCAAGAGTAGAACAATCTAACTTACCTACTGTAAGTCTGACTGGAAATTGTCCGTGTTCCTTCGCATACTCAATATCCTCAATAATCTTGGTAATCTTTTTACTAAACTGATACTCTTGATAATATTTGAGTTGTGCGAACTTATACTCTACATCTTCAATCTGTTTATCAATCTTCTCATCAAACTCTTGTGAGATTTCTTCTAATGACTTGCGTGGTAATTCAAATTTGATTTCTTGTGGCTCATTCGGGATCGTGAAGTATTCTTTGAGAAGTTCATACTGTTCGTTGCCTTCTTCAGCAGAAGCATACAAGTTCATACACTCAAAGACATTCTTTACATCTTTGAGGGTTTTGATTTTACTTATATCAAGTTTATGATTTAATCTTTCAGTCATTTGACATTCTCATTAATAGGGGGGTCAATCAATCCTGGTGGAATTACATACCAGATAATGTTGTTTGTTTTGCGAATAGATGTTAGAGCATACATAAACTCATCAATAGTATTGAAAGATAATACTTCAAAGTCCTCTTCTTGATGAAGAGAAATCTTTTTATTTTGAATATCTACCACATATCTTATTGGAGTTTTAAGAAGTTCAATCATTCCAGTGCCTCCACATTTCCCCAACGATTGAGTGCTTCACGAATAGTATTTCTAACTTCGGGATAAAGATTGTAATACCCCCCGATCTCATCCCAGAGTTCATCAAGTTGTTCGTCGGTTGGTTCAGTCATCGTTCAGCAACAACGATAAAGTCATTCATAGAAATACTCCTCTTACTTTTAGCAAGAATACCTTGATTGGGAAAATAAGGAACTGCTACAAGATTATAGAATGGTCTCAACTGCTCATAGAGAGTATAAAGGTGTCCGTCTTTCTTGTATCGGTAGAGTTTCATAGTGCCTCCAATTCATCAGCAAGTTCATAAAGTAATCGAGCATCAACTACCATATCTTCTACACCTTCTTCTTCACAACACTGATAGTATTGATGTTCATTCACAATAGCACGAATAACAGCAACAACTCCATCTTTTGGAAAGTTGTAAGTATCCTCTGCTTCGTATGCTCTCATAATCTTTTTTGCTCTTTCAGTCATAATGCCTCCACATTATAGGAAAGACGATTTAGATAATCTACATCAGGGTCGTGATAGAGTTGGTCAGCAATCTCACGAATAGCAGTAGCAAGTGCTTCTTTCATATCATCGGTGGGTTCTACAATCAATTCTGCTTTGAATGCTTCCCAAACTTTGTATGCTGCGTCAGTCATAGTTATAATCAGTAGGATAAGAGGAGTTCAGGTATACACTTTCTTGGTGACTTTCCCAACCATTCTCATTGCCAATTTCATAGATTGCTTGAGCAAAATCAATAAAATCTTCAGGAGTTCCGAAATATTCAGAACAACTACCATCGTCTCTCAACCCACCCTCTTCAAAGTGAAATCTCACAAGTTCAAGGATTTGTTCGTCAGTCATTCATCCCACCCATCAAAGTATTCAGTAAAAAAGTTGAAACTCAAACCAATCTTAGCAACTTGAAAATCTACACCAAATAAAGAATTAGTAAAGAATGAGAATAGGATGTGTAATCCACCATCACTAAAAACTAAACGACTGGGATTTTCATAATGAACCCAGAGTAATGTTTTATTGTTGATGATACCAAACTGCCAAGTGCGGTCAGTATCACCATCATCCCAAACCTTTTTATCGTATTGAAATAACTTCATAGCAACTCCATTTTACATTTACCATTCACATCATAAACCACTTTGACTTGATAATCTACTGACATATCTGCTCTCCACATAGCATCTTTGAACTCTTCTGTTTCTTTCTCTGGGTATTTGGGAACAAGTTTGAAGTTCTCATCATACTCATTACAATTCACATCACCAAGATAATGAAGATTTAGATAACGACGGAGTTGTTGTCTTTGTTCGTGGTTAAGTTGAATTCTTACAAATGTGACGAATTCGTTTGATACTGGGAGTTCTTCAGTCATTCTTCATCCTCCTCTTCATCACCTTCCCAGTCAATCTCAACGGTTTCAAATTGTTCTACATTAGTATAAGGCATAGGATTTGCTGGTCCTCCCATCTCATAATGGATTTTATCAAACAATTCATTAATCACTAAACTCTCAAATCCTTCTTGGTCTGGATAATCCTCCCAGTCCTCAAACATTTCAGTTGTGGGAGCAACTGTGAGAGTTCTGGTGTATGTAACTGTGATTGCTTTGAGTTGGATTTTAGTCATGGTTTCACAGTTTGAATGAGAATTCGTTCTTTGGTAGTGTCCCGTGCTTTTGCAAGTTGTTCAATCGCTTCTTGATTTCGTTTGGGCAACTGATCCCATTCTACTTGCTTTTCAACATAAGGTGATGGAAGAAATTTATCAATCTTATGGCACACTTTGTCCAGAGAGTTGGAGATGAACTCTGCCGTTGCTTGTGCAATGGCAAACGGACCAAGTACAACTATTCTAAGTGCAACAAAGTGTGGAATGTACTTCAGATAGGGATAGGTTTTGGTTTCAGTCATTTGCTTAAAAGTTGATTGAGATCTTTTACGATGCGTTGTGCTTCTTGTGGTGACTTACATTCTTCTACGATGTAACTGAAACCGTTGGAGAATGTCCTACGGATTTTGTTACCTTCAGCAGAATAAGATCCATAGCGAGCAGGAAACTGATTAAGAATTTTTCGTATCACTTCCAGATGCCAGAGGCAACACCAACAATCAAAATGATAGCAATAATAGTAAGACCAATCAAAGCACTAATCCACAGGGGAGAAAGAACCCAGACCCAGGGCCAAGTAATATGACCAGTAAGTTTCAGACCAATAAACAGAACAGTCAGCAGACCAGGAAAACCGATACCGCTGGAGGAAGAGGAAGAGTTGCTGGACATGGATTTTGATTTAACTGTTGATATTATAAAGCAAAACACCCCACCTGTGAAGGTGGGGTGTGCCAGATCGATAATTGGTCTGAGTCTCAACAAAAAACAGCAAGTATTTCTTTAACGGGTTGCCTTGACACTCCTTTTGCTGCAATAAATCTACCAACATTAAAACTGTGAATTCTAGAAGCAGAAGAATATAATTCTCTAGACACCTCAGTATCATGATTACTAATAATAACTTTTACTCCCTGAGATTGTAGACCTAATGCCAAATTTTTAAGTCTTACTTGGTCATCATAAGAGAATCCACCAGTTGCATAATCACTAAAATTTGCGGTATTCGTCAGTGGTAGATATGGGGGGTCAAAATAAACAACTGTATCCTCAGTTAGATTAGTATAAATTTTCGGATTTGCAAAATCACCAGAAAATAACTGAATACTTCTTTGATTTAAATTTGTCTTAAAGTTTTCCATCTCTTTTTTTGGAAAATAAAGAGACTTATATTTTCCATAAGGAACATTAAACTGACCAGATTTATTATAACGTGTAAGTCCATTGAAACAATGACGATTCAAATAGACAAACAACATTGCTTTAAGTCTTTTGTCATCGGTTGTATTAAACTCTTCACGACAAGAATAATATAATTCCTCAGTGTTTTTATTATAAAAATAATTTTCACAATCATCAATAAATGAATCATCGTGAAGTATAAAAGAATATAATGAAATTAAATCATTATTAAAATCATTAATCACATAAGTATCTGCACAAACATTAAGAGTTACAGAGGCAGACCCAATAAAAGGTTCAATAAATTGATTGGGGAATTGAATTTCGGGTAAAATATGTTGAAGAACCCGATACTTATTTCCTGCCCATTTGAGAAAGGATTTGTTCATGATTAATGATATTTTTACTATTTTATTATGCTTTTAAAACTTTTGCAACTTCTGTTCCAAGAACAATAGAGTCAAGAACCTCTAAATCTCCCAACATATGATATTCTTCACATTTATTTTGTGGTAAGATTTCTCCGCGACGAAGTTTAGTCCAATTTTTATTATACTTATGCTCATCATCAGCAAGAAGAAATAGCATTAGTTTTCCATGCATATGACAATATTTTTCTGGGACACCATGAATTTTTTCATGTGCTGTTCCATCAGAAAAATATGACCTCATTTTAGATTCAATCCAAATGTTATGCTCTCCCCTAACATGCAAACCATCAGGACGAAGAACAATCAATTCTTTTTGTGAATTAAAATATTTTACTTCTGGTGGTTTAGGAATAAAAATTTTATCAATTTTATCAAAGTATAATCGAACAATCGCTTCACCAAGAGGACCACTCAAATACTTCTGATTTGTTTCATTGGTTTTTGTTTTTTTTACAATATTTAAATCGTAAAGTTCTTTTCTTCGTTGCTTATCTTGATTTGCATTAGTTGAAGGATTCAAAAGATAATCACAAATCAAATCAATATCTTTTTCTTCAAGTTCATTATATTCTTTATATTTCATTTGTAAACTCCATCCTCCATCTCAAACCAAGTGTCAAGAGAGTTCATAATCTCCGACACAATGGCATCAGCAGCAGCATCTACATCAGGATTAGAATTGTGTTTATGGGCACGGTTCCAACCAAATCGAACACCTTCTTCAAGTGCCATTTCTAATACAGTGCGAAATTTAGGTTTCATTTGTTGTAAGGGCAATCAGGATGATATGTAAATTGTGTGCAAGCATCATATGTTTTGAAAAGACTTTGATCGCGTTGAATCAAAAAAACATTCCATCCAACCATTGCAAAAAGTCCAAAACCAATAAAATACTTCATGAATCATAACCCTGAATTTTTAAAATAGCACGACGGGCATCGTATGCTTGTGTTTGAGAAGCAAATTCAGCAACTTTCTCAAACGGTTCACGACGATACAATCCCCACCGCGAACTACCAATAATACCACGGATAACGTAGGGATTGTCCAAACCAAGAGGATAGGGTTTCATTTGATAGACCCCTCAGCAATAAGATTGATGATTTCCCGACATGTTGATGATAATTGATAAGCATCACCAAGACCTTTTTCCTCATAAAGATCAAGAAGATCTGTATTGTTATATGTGTCTACAATTAGTTTACAGGCATCGTACAGTGCTGCGGTATGATGCGACCTAGATGGGAAGGAGAGAGACATCGTAGGAGTGCTCCGTCGATTACTCCCACAGTATAGGGGCTAGACTTGCTTCGTTGGGTTTGTCTGTGACACCAGGCACACTGTCTGATTAATCAATGTTTTCAAGCTCATCTATAATCTGATAAATTTCCTTACTGGTTTTCATAGTCATTGTTTCACATTCATCAATAACTGCAGACAAAAAGGTTGCAAGTGCTTTAGCACCAACTTGATGTTTTTTTAACCTGGTTCTTCTAGAAGTGAGAGCCAAAGTATTTAAATAAAGATTAGATAAACGTTCTGCTCTTTCTGACATGATTCTATACACCCTTTATAGTATTTATTTCACTTTCTAGTTGACTTATAATTTGGTCTGGATTTTCAATACCAATAGAATTCTTTTGTTGGTCACGCATGAATTCTCCACCAATATCTTTAGTCTGGTCATAATCACCAAGATCCAATTTTCTCTCAAGTTCCAAAGGATTTGGTACATGTCCATGCATCCAATACTTTGGATATATGACTTTTTTACTATTAGATAATGTCGTTCCCCACATACCAAATGTGCTATTTGCTGAAATGTGATAATCACACATTGTCATCAAACACAAATCAAATGAATGATTATATAGTTTATTTTTTAGTTTTTCCAAATATTTTGGATGAAGTTCATCGACAATAGATTTTATGGTACGTACTTCTTTTGCTGCAATTTGAGAGATAACAAACTTATAATTAAATCTAGAATGACCACTAAAATCAAGCATTTTATCAATTAATTGGCCATAATCACAATTAATTGGTTGGTTGTCATTGTAGATATCAGTTATCAATACAAATCTGTCATCTTGATAGAGTGGATTATTTTTTACATATTCTTTATCATTTGTGAATATAAAAACTTTTGCATCTTCTGGAAGAAGTTTTAATGCGTTCTGATAATAATCATCACCACAAACAAACATTCCGCTAATTGGATCTAAAAAATCTCCCCTTCTTATGTGTAAGGATATGATTTCTTGTCCTTCAAATTTATTAACAAATTCTGAACACTTATCTTTTATAATTTTACGAAATACCAAATCTTTTTTTACTTCTTCAAAGTATTCCTTTTTGTAAAAATTTGTTGGACTTGGATATCCAAATATCAAACTTTCATCTTCAAGACCTTTACTTACAATAGTATCAAAAGACTCATTATCCGAAAATTCAAGAAACTTATCGTATTCTGTGTCAGGTCTTGTTGTACCATCAAAGGAGACACCCTCAAAAGTTGATCTTAAATTTAAGAATTCGAACTCATCAGTACCGTATTCATACCCAAAGTGTTTTGCAAGACTTTTAAGCAAAACATATGAAGATATTTGATAACCCAATCCATTTCCAGTTGCATTGTGCTCTAATCTTATTTTAATCATATTAATATAAAACGATAATTTATTTATTTAATAATGACTATTGTTAGATCATTTTGGGGTCATCAAGAACTTCAATTTTAATTTCTATAGGTGAATCATTCCAATGTCTGATAACTCCAGCCACAATAAAAAAGTTAGTAATCAAGTAAGTTAAAAAAATAAAAGTTCGGATACGTGCAACAGTATCCGACTCTCGATCGCATTTAGAAGCTTTCTCCCCTAATGCCTTTGCCCACCATCTCCAAAAGGACTTAGAATTCTCCTTCATAAAGTTCTTCTTCTTCATATAGATCAAAAATCATGCAATCAATGCAAGACTTTAATTCTAACATATCTTCTTCATTCAGTCCATCTAATGTAATGACATGTCTTTCACTAAGGGCAATACAAATAGAGTACCCATCATCTGGATTATAAGAACCACAAGTTTGAATGAGTTTCATGAGAAGTCAACTACCATTTCAATATCAATTGCCCCTTGTTTTTTAACATGTTCTTGCCACATAATTGCATCAGACACATCTAAAAATACTGCTTTTTGGTTTGAGTAAAATCCCTCTTTATTTTTAGGATTTTTGTACGTTACTTGGTACTTCATGAATTAAATGAAAATCTGTAGAATAAACAACAACACAAATGTCCCAACGAGAACCAGGATTACATATAGTCAAATATTCTGTTGTAATAAATTTGATTTTTCCAACATAATCTTTGTATTTGACCAATTTTCCTTCTTCAATAATCATCACCAGTAAGGTCGTTCAAAAACAACCAATTTTTGGGAATATCTTCTTCATCAATCACAAATTCTTCGTGAATTGCTTGGGCATCAAAGAGATTGCCACAATCCATATGATCAATAATCCTACTACAAAAATAGTTTTCTACATTTGTAATACAATCTTCTCGGATTTCATTTAATTCAAGATTCATAATGATTAACAGTCGTAAATTCTATTTTGATAGGTGTTGAGAATTTCAATCTCAGTTTGCATGTCTTCAATTTTACTTTCTAGATATTCAATTCTTTTTTGATGTTGTTCTTTCAACTCTTTAAGAATGTTGTTTGCGTGAGAGACGTTATGGTGTGTCATATCAAGTGGTAAAACTTTCTACAATTCGGGACTCTTGATTTTCTGCGAGTAAGAACTTAGGTGCAGAAACAACTCGTTCCATAATACGACTATCATATTCACTATCATATTCTTCTCTCCAATCTAAAAGAATATCATGGCACTCAGTATCGCTTTCAGCAATTACGTTAAAGAGACCACCATATTCAGAGGAAGGAAATGGAATCCAATAGTCAACGATGTAGAGATACTTCATTTTTTGATTTAAAGAACTTTTTTAGTCTAGGTTAAATGTTGGGGTTTGTCAATAAATGGGTTCATTTCTATCGAACCTCTCATAGTATACTATCTTTAACACCTATTTAAAGGTTCAATGGTCACTTTTTTAAGTGTCATATCCTAAATTGTAAAAGTTCTAGTGCAACCTCGGAAATAGGTAAGTTGAGACATTTAGTATTTTTGACTTTTTTAGCAATTCTGCTCCAAGTAGAGTAATTTGGCATAATGATAAATTTAGAATAAGCAATAACAAAAAAGTCTAATAAATCTTCAACTATTTTCTTATTATTATCAATATAATCATCAGTAAAACATTGCTTTAAAATGTTCTTAAATTTTTCGTAGTAATCATACTTATCTTTTATATTTTTTTTAAAGTATCTTGTTTTATAGTGTTTATAAAATTTTAAAGGTAAATCGGTGCTAATGTAAATTTTTACATTTTCATTGGAATTTATTAATTTTTCTATTATTTTAAAATAAACAGCATCTTTTATATAAGTGTAATGTGTTAATGTTGTTGGAAAATAAGATTCTTTTAAATATTGTTCCCTTAAATTTAAAGGCATTTCACTCAAATCATCTTCAGTATAATATGTTCCGTGATATCTTCTAATGTGAATAGAAACAAAAGATTTGAAATATTCACTCAAAATATCATTTATAGATGGATTTTTAAATTTTATCAAAGAATATGGATTTGGAAGATTGAGTTTATCATATTGACCTTCATAGATCAACCATTCATCTAGATACCAATAATTATTAGTTTTTAAATACTCAATATTATTTTTATGAATTATTAGTTTAAGGTGACTTTCACTAATTTTATATACTTTTTCATTTTTACAAAAATCTTCTTCTTTTAATGCAATGGTATTTGGTAAATTTAAAAATTTTAATTCTGGCCATTTCTCTTTTTGAACCGCAATTTTATACTCAAAATTAGTTCTATAAGACACATAATAAAGTTGAGTCCATATATACATCCTATTCCCAAAAGCAGTATCTTCGGAGTTCATATTTTTATTGATAATACAATAAATTATCTTCTCCATTTATACATCTACTACTAATATTCATTAATTATTTAACAAAAAAGGGTGGAATATTCCACCCTTATAGTTCAAAGTCTAGATTTGGATGATTTAAATTTCATCTGCCCAGTCTCTATCAAATAGGTAATATACAAAGTTTCTTCCTGCTCTCTCGCTTCAATCTCATGTGGTTGATCTTCATAATCTAGTTCTTCCACTTTTACGGAACCATAATACATCTTTCCCCTTTTATCACGGAGATCACCAAAAACCCATTGACGAACATGAACTAACTCATGAATTAAAGTTTTTGTATAGGTCTCAAGGTCCATATGCGATTGTAGTTCAATCAAAAAGTCACGAGGACGTTTAATTTCACCATCAACGTCACAATAACCATAGACAAATTCTCGTTTAAGTCCTTTGTGGACAATGCGAAGACCAATGTGATGTCTTGGCATATACCGATTCATAAACCAATCGGTAACGCTCTCACAGACTCGCTTTCGATAGCCATAACCAGAAGTTTCGAGGTAATACATGTGCCCCAGTGAAGAAACCAAATAAACGAAGAGATGAAGATAAGTTTGTCAGTTTTTGTCATATTCAACGCATATAAAGATAACTACCTGCCCAATCAGCATTTTGAAGCAACCACTCACGCTGATTGATGATACGCAGATCATATCGCACACCCTTGGCAGGTGCCTTCCATGATGCAGACTTGTAGACTTCACCAGTTTTCTTGTCGATGAAGCAATGAACGGACTTATTACCATTGGCATTCATGATTACCTTATGATACTTTCTACCAGACTCGGGGTAGAAATCGTAATCACAAGTTCCTTGCTTGAGTTTAGCAATCTGTTCTTTGTGATATTTAATACCAGTGTCAGTATTACCCTCAAGACGCTGTAAAGAACGTTCATGACTACGAATGGAATAGTCAATGTAGTTCTGACGCAGTGCCTCACAGAGAGCATACGTATGACCCAGAACAGCAGTTGCAATGTCCTTCCTTGCCTCAGCAGAAGCAGAGTATTCAGCGAAGGTGGTGGTCATGTCCTTTGTTTGAACTGAAGTTATTATAGGGCAAAGTTCTCAGGTTGGTTCGTTCCAGTGGACAGTGGTTCATCCGTCCCCCTGGTGATATTTCATATATTCTTCAACAATTAATTCATTGGAAACATTGTGTTCATCTGGACATTCAACAACAATATCCGCAATTAACATAGATTTTTCAAAAACCTTTTTAATGTGAACGCAGTTTTGACCGTGCTTAGAATCTCCATATGCACGTTTTAAAAACCAAGTTTTTGAACCTTCTAATTTACCTTCACCATCTTTCCATTGCAAATCATACTCATTAAAATTTGGATGGTCACACAAGAATACTCTAGCAAAATATTTTTCACCATCTCTGCAATGTTGAATCATATAATCCTTCATTACATTACAAGAAAATTGTTCAAAACTTTCTTGCTTTTTTTTAATTAAAGTTGAAATAATTTCAGACCCTAATTCATTATCCGTTAGTGATCTATCGTTACTAATTGGTGCCCTACATTGCACATAAGTTAAAGTTTGTTTATCACCCTTATTAAACTTTTCTTTTAATGACTTGACGTTGCATAGATATTCTGGATTTACAACATCTGCCATAAAATGATCACCAGCAACCCATTGACTATTTGTTGCTTTGGCAATAATTATTTCCCAAGTTAAGGCATCAATTACACCTAATCTTTTAGCATAATACCAAACACAACATTTAAAAGTAAAATCATTAAATTCGTACATAAGATAAAGGGGGAGAAGTTCATTCTCCCCAATAGAGTTAATTAGTAATTTTTAAGTGTTCCCTACAGTATTCAAACCGTTCCCACTCCTCATCAGTGAAGTTATCACTAGCATATGGAATACCAACGACATAAGCACAGAATCGGTTAATTTGCTCAGATTGATTGCTTGAAGCAATCATAGCACTAGCGAGGAGTTCAATCATAATCACTTACCGTCAAAACCACCAGGCAGAATGTCCATCTTAGCACCGTTCACGATAATCATCTTCTGGATGCTACCATTCTTCATTGCTTCACGGAGAATCTCATTACGCTGATACTCAAGGTAGGACGGAGTGATAGTCGAAGCAAGAGATTTGTTCTCGTTCGATTTCAGTTCAGCAGTACGGTTCTTCACAATCTGTTCTTTCTCGGCAGATTGAGCAGTCACCACACGGTTCACAGCAGCAACCAGATCCTCAGGAAGATCTGCCTTCACAACCACCACAGATTCAATATCAATCTTACCACCCAGGTTGTTCTTATCCAGAGCAAGAATCAGATTCTGTTTGATGGTATCCTGAATCTTATCCAGACTGCTGTTCACATCCAGAGCAGGATATTCGTCAACCGATTGGTTCACAGCAGAAGTAATCAGACGCTTGATGAAACTTGCCATCAGTTCAATCTGACCATTCTCACTGACGCCGTGGTTGCTCATATCATAAGCAGTATAGAAATCATACAGCGAAGTGGGAGACAGACTATAAGTAACCACAACATCCATATCTTTCATAATGGTGTTGTCTTTGGTCTTCGGAGTCAGGTTATCCGATTGGACCGTAATCTTACGAGTGTTGAACACTTTAATGCTGCCAAATCCATCGTATTTAATACCAGGCGTCAGCACTTCATTCTTCACCTGACCATCAAATCCCACATAGAGACCATTTTCACCAGTATTGATGGTAGTGAATTGACCAGCAGTGAGCACCAAGGCGAGAAGAACACCACCAGCACCAAGAACAATTTTACCAGTAGACATAATTTAGTTAATGAGTAAAGAACAATTAGTCAGAAGTAACACCAGCGTAGATTAACGCTACTGCTACTATGAGAATAAGAACGAGGGGCAGCATCTTCATAAAGAAAAGAACAGGAATACCCCGTGAGAGAAGAATGAGCAGGATTAGAAATACACCTGCTCCAGTTCCAAGAATACGAGCAATCATTGCAATGCAGCAACCTCCTCCATAATGTTTTCTACATCACGCTCATCACGATGACCCATAACATCATCGGTGATGGGAGTATCATAGCACAGTTGCCAATTATCTTCAATACCTTTTAGAACTGCTACCTCATATAGATCCTGGGCATACCCATAAGACCCAGGGAATCTTACCACACTCACACCATAACCATTGGGGAAAAAGTGTTTTGCTTGAAGCCCATCGGTATTATAGTGGGGATGGGGTTGGAAGTCAAGATCAGTGAATTTCATTGTTGTTTTTGAATTTGAGTAGGGGGTGTTTCGGTTGTTTCAAAAGATTTGCGAATAGACTCGCCTTGTACAAATCCAACACCACCAAACAAAATAGCAGTGCCAAGAATTAATGCTACAGCACCATTATTACCCGAATCAGATGCAGACTCTAAATCAGTTCTAAGAAGTTTTTGAATAATCCAGGTTGATGCTATACCACCACCAAACATTAGGATCCAGGGAGTAAACGTAATAAACGCCCATCCAGCAGCAACAAGACCAACAAGTGCAATGCTACCAGAGGTACTACCACCAGAAGATGAAGTAAATCCAGAAGAAGAATCTGAAGATACTTGTCTTAGATTATAAATTTGTTGAACATCACCATGCTTTGCATAGATTTGTTCCTTGGCACCAGAAAAAGTTGCCGCTTCAACTTCTGTTGAGATTTTGCCAACTTGAGAGTTGACAAATACATCAGCTTTCCAAGTAGTCATCACTTATTACCAAAACGGTTTTTCCAGAGGTCGTAAGAACGATTTTTCATTTGTTCTAGCAGATGATAACGCTGGCGAATTTCCGAATCCTCTTCCAACTCATAAACAAAAGGAATAGCAAGATCCATAGCATCGGATGCATGGCAAAGAATGGAATTTAGAAGGTCATGCTCTTCATAAGTAAACTCCATTGTGACTGATTGTTGGTCACAATAATTTTGCTCGGTCAATTCTTCATCAGTATTGACGCTCTCAGCAAATTCAGCAAAGTTTGGAAGAGAAATCATTGGTGTGCTTGGTTTACTCATGTAATATACACCATAAAAAATGCCCCGTCAAGGGGCAGTGGACAGTTACTGAGGTGTCACATCATTCAAATAATACCCTCTCCAATCAGCATGTAATATACACTTATCAATTTCATACACTCTTCTTTTATTAGGAGAATTTCTATTGAGTGGTTTATAAACTAAACCACTCTCTTTATCAACAAAACAGTGAATTTTTGAATCAGATTCATCTGTAAATTGATAAACTTTATAATATTTTTTTGTTTCCTCAATAAAAAAAGAACCCAAATCAAGGTAATTATCAAGTTCTTTTAATTTGAACTTGTTACTTCTTACATCAATATTATCTCTAATTAATTTCTTAGCAATAGAAGAAACTTCATTAAAATAATTTTTAGTCAATTTTAAACATAAGAACCCTGTTTTTAACAAAATAGATTTTTCATCAATAGTTTGAGTGGAAAGATTTGTATCCATTTATTTTATGATACCTTTATTAATTATGTATCACATTGGGCAATTGTCACCTTTACCTTCCAAAGTTTTAACAAATAATTCAGTAAACCTTTCCATTTTTTCATAATGGACTTGAGATGGATCGTAATTAATTGCATCTTTAAGAGCAACCAATTCGTTCCACTCTTCTTGTGTTAATTCCATTTGTTTTTGTGCAACTGTGTTGATTTTAACACATTCCAAGATTATCTATGGTATTTTTAATAGTCTCTTAATTATTGGTGTTACAAATCTTATTATTCACCAAAAGGTCCCCACGTCCCCTTATCTCCTTTCAGTCTACTCTCAAGTTTATCCATCAATTCATCAGTTTTAATAAGGGCATCGAGGTCAGCAATCATACAAGCAATATGCTTACCAACAAAGGGTTTTTCTTGTCTTGCCGCAAAGGCAAGGGCATTTCTGAGAGAAGACTCTGCTTCTCTTAAAGATTCTTCGACAGATTTTGATAGTGCCATTGGTTAATATAAAGTTAATTTAATAATAGATTAATATTTTTATTCTGTCAATGTTCGGTTAAACGAACCAAGTCACAATAGAATATCTGGATCCAGATTTAACTTCCATAATTTCATGAGGATACATAAAATTCGATGGAAATACAATCGCAGACCCTTTTGGTGCTTTAATGATTAATTCTCTATCAAAGAATGCAAATTCTCCTCCTTCATAATCATCATTCAAATTAAAAGAACATGATACTGTTCTAGGTGTAGTTTTATGAGAATCTGTATGAATAGAATAATATCCTCCCATATCATATCTCAAGAGATCATATCCACTATCAGAAATTAATTGGCAGTGTGGAAATTCTTCAACATATTTTTTAAGGGTATTGCCAGAATGTTCAAATAATAAAGTATCAATATTCTTTCTGATTTCTAAATTTTTGTTGATAACATTTGCCATCGACAATCCAATAGTATCACAATTGCGAACGAATTTATTTACTTCTCCGTTTCCTGTTCTACTTGGATTCCAGTCTTCACAATTTTTATACTCTTCTAAAATCAAATCACAAACATCATCTGGAATTGCAGAATAGTATATTTTAATGTACTCATCCAGTGGATTTTTGCTCTTATAATTTTCAGTTTTTATCATCACTTCTGGACTTTTTTTAATCTCATTGAAGTTGCAAAATTTTCTATTCTCTTTATCAAAATACAAGGCAACATTAGGTCCTCTACTTCTTACATAATGTAAAAATACTTGAGTGCAATAATTTCCTTTTAATTCTTCTCTCCAATGAGGTATATCTATGCCCAAGTAAAGAAGACCATCCCCTGGATTTAAAATGATTCTTTTTTGCTTTTTATTTGGTGTCATGACCCAAATAGGCCAAGATACATCAGAATCTAAATTGATAGTTATTGATATTTCACATTCTTTTCTGTCAGTATGCGATGGTAAAGTGCTTCCTTTTTCATATACTCTAGCATAACTATAAGTTGGTAAAACAGTTTCGCCAATAATAGATGATACTTCAGGAGTTTTTTCACAAAGTAATTCTAAAAAAGAAATATAGTCATATTGAGATTTTGAAGTCGGAACTTGCTCATCTCCATCTATATTATTTTCTTTACATACTTGTGCAAATTCTTTGGATAAATTTTTTGCACGTTCCGAACATATAAAATTTGGTATTATAATATATCCGTTTTCAACTAAAGATTGATTCATAATAAAAGTAGTTTATTAATTGTCTGGAATTTCTGCAGCGTCTACTTGTTGTTCTTGTTCAATAAGTTCTTCAATTTCATTTACAATTGGGGTGTCTTCGTCTTCAAAAAGCATTTCTAAGTTAAATTCATCTTCCAGAAGACTTAAATCAAAGTTTTTAAAGTCTTGAATATCTGAAGACTCTTCAATTTCAGTTTCTTCACCATCTTCTTCACTATCATCCTCTGTTGGGTCGAAGCTATCATCAAATAGAGATGGATCAATATTACTATCAAAAATAGTCATGCTGTCATAACTTTTTTCTTTAGATTCATCCTCAATTGCATTTTCTGCATAATAAAGATTAAGTTGATTCTCTTGAACTTTATTATAGATTTGTTCTACTTGTAGTTCGAATTCTTCTTTAACTCCTTCCAAATGCTTATCTTGTTCCTTTAGCATTTGTTCCAATTCAAATTCATGATTCTTTTGCATCACATCTAATTGAAGTTCAAGTTCCTTCATGGCATCTTCCCATGTCATCAATTTTTCTTTTTCAATTTCTGCAAGAATCTCTTGTTCCTTCATCCACTTCTGATATCCTTCAGTGAACAAATCTACATATTTTTTAATTTCTGATTTATTTGTAATTTCTTTATTTGGAATTGGTGTAGTATATTCTAATTCCCCCTTATCTCCATTCCACTGAATTGCGTGAATATCAGTTTCCTCAAAAGGCCAGTTTTCAGCAAAATACATTCCTTTGCCATCAACACTGATAAATTTGTCAGGGTAAATAACAGTTACTCTCATTGATCTGTTACCTCTTTTACATCTGTTGGTAGAATTTTATTTGTGTTTTCATCCATAGTTGCTTGAAGCATTTGTGCTGCAGCAGATAAAACATTAATGTTGGTTTGATTTGCTTTAACCATTTCATTTCTAAATGATTCAACAGCAGCACCTGTAGACCTTTGTTGCTGAGAATTTTCAATTAACATCATAGGAAGCCAAGTAATAGCACACGACCATTCATCAACTTCTTGCCCTGTATTAGGATTTACGCCTCTGACTTGAGTATACCAAGAACATTTCAATCCAATACAATCTTTTTTAAGAAGAGGACAATATTTTCCATTCTCAATTTTCATAATTAATACACGGGATTTTAATAATTAGTATAACATATTTATGATAATGTGCAAATAATCACATCAACATATTGCACACTAAGATCTGTAGTGCTAGTAATATTAGCATTTAAGTTTAGTGTACCAGACCAAGGATGTGTATGAGAACCTCCACCAGTAGATTCTAGCATACCACTAGTTGCAACACTACCAAAAACAGTTCTAGAACCAGCATTACTGAATGGAGTTGCAGAAGAACCTCCATTTGAACCCATAGTTCCTTCATGAGTGTGATTTGGAAGTTGTCCTAATGAAAGAGTAGTATTACCAACAGTACCACTTGCGGGATAAGAACCAGCAAATGGGAAAGATACTTCAGTTCCTGTAGATATAAAGGCATTAGATGCTGAAATTGTTCCACCAGAAACTCCACCACTTCCACTAACAACTCTTAACATTTTATTATTTTGAGTTGTATCTTTTACCCAACCAGTTGGTGCTTCTGCTTGATAAAATACCTTTTTAGTCCCCGCAGGATACATCCAATAAAAAGATTCAATTATATTGGTGAAATCAGTTAAACTAAATCTTATCCCGCCACTAGTTAAAGATGCCATATTAATCGAAGCTGCAGATAATTACATCTATATATTGGACTCTTAAATCCAAAGATCCAGTTGCAGTTGAAGTAATCCCAACACTTCCCGTAAAGGGGTGGTTGTGTGCTCCTCCTGTTCCTGTAGGACTTACTACTCCACCAGTAGCATTAGTTCCTGGAGTTCTAAATGAAGCACCACCAGATGCTGCAGAACTAGTGCCACCAGTTAAGCTATCGTGAGTATGATTTGGAATTTGCGAAACAGAAAGAGTTGTATTACCAACTGTTCCAGCAATTCCAGCACTAACACTAATTGGAATACTGAGATTTTTTAAATTAGAAGGGAATGCAGAAGTAAATGTTATTCCTCCTGCACCAGATACTCCACCATATCCAAATCCGCCACCAGTCCCACTAACAACTCTAAGTGCCTTATCATTATGTGTTGTTACTTTAGTCCACCCAGTAGGTGCCGAAGCTTGATAAAAAATTGCTACTGATGATTGTGCTATAACATCATATCTTGAATTTAATGACGTACTATCATTAAATAGAATACCAGTTGCGGTTAATACTGCCATTTTATAACGATATTATTTTCTTTTATTTACTTATTTATTGTAATTTTAATTCTCCTTTATCCAGAATCCATCTACAGTCATTTCCCACCCATCAGCAATCATATCCTGATAAGTTTTTGGTGCATCTTCTTTTACTTTTTTTATTGTAAAAGTCTTGTCGCCATTATCAACCCAAAATACTTGGTCACCTTCTTTTAAATTTGCAGCATGTAAAAGATCTTCTGGAAAAGAGATAAAATAATCACCAGATTCTGGATCATATTGTACAGGTAAAGACCATTTGATTACTTTATCGCTCATTATTTTTAAGTTGATTTAAATAATTTTCAATCTGCTCTGTTAAAATTTCTGTCAATTCCTCTTCTGTTTTTGTACTTAACCAAGAGTATGCTGGGTCATCTGAGTCCCATTCAACGGTAAAACTACCATCTTTTTCTTCAGTTACTCTTAAACTATCTTTTTTATTTGTCATCTTCTTCCCAATTAGATTTTTCTTTTTTACGAAGTTTTTTAAGTTCTTTCAACATCTCTTTGATTTCCTGATATGCAATTTCAGGACTCATTTTATCTCCAATTTCAAGTCCAACTATCAGTTGAACTTTATCTCCAAAACGAGCAAGTGCTCTTTCGAATTCTGTTAAAGACTCGTACATTAAGTGTCTCCCAAACTAAAGTTCTTTAAATCTAACACTGTAGGATTAATTTTGTCAATTTGTGCTTGTAGTCTGTTCTCCATCTCATACATTGCATTTGACATACAAACATTTTCTCTTTCAAGATATCTTATTCTAGAATGAAGGTTTGCAATTTCATCTGCGAGAGAAATTCTTTCATTCTTCCTATCTACCAAATTTATATTATAAGTTTTTAAGTCATAATCTTTTAAAAAACGATCAAAAAATTTATTGAATATATTTTTAATCATTATTTTATCCCTATCTCTTTTAAATATGCATGATATCTTAAAAAACTTCCCATCCTACAAGGAACCCCCAAACTAAGACAACATTCTTGATAAGATAAAAATTCATACCAGGGAGTTGTTGGATCCAATATGTGATAGTTCATAATAGTGCTAGATTTACATTTATAAGTTCTGCAAATTCTTTATTTGATTCTATACCACAATGCCTTAAGTCTCTTGCATAATCGTCTTTTGGTTGATAAAAGTCGCAATTTAAAATTTTTGCTGTTGTATCAAAAAGACTAAATTCATAATATTTACATTTATCCTTCCAAAGATTACGAACTATTTTAACATTCATCATGTTAAAAGGAACCAGATGCTCAGCAGGTTTTACTTTTACACTGTCTGTAGGTATTTTATTATCAAAATAAAGTGAGTGATATACAAGATACCTCATTAATGAAGTCCATCCATATACAACAGCTGCAGGTGGTCCATAACGATCATTTAAAATCATAGAATTATGCAATGCTAATTGAATGGATGATCCACCCACACCCATGTTAATAACGGGAATACCAGTTATCTCCTCTAAAAAAGAAGGAATAGTATGTTTATCATCAACCCCAGTTCCAAATACATATGAACACCCAAACATAACAATAGAATTTTTCCAATCTACTTCATCAAATTCTTTAGTTCTATATCCTTCAGAATTTAAAGTATATTTTACTTTATTGTGGCGATAATACCAATCTTCAGGTTGTGTTTGTAAATGTTCATAATATTTTTCTTGGTTATCTGTTCCAGAATAATCCCAAGTTCCCTTTAGAGTTAACCTATTAGCAGGTATATACCCATTTTCATTATAAACTGTATGATTTGCAAGGGGTAAAAATTGATTATTTCTAATTGATTTAATAATATTTCTATTATTAAATTTTAAGTTAAATCGGTTTATCATTTATATATGAAGTTGTCTTCTTTTTTAATTTTTTTCTCTAATCTTTTTAGTTTTATTTTTTCAATATATTCACTAATATGTATAATAATCTTTTGAATTAAATTACTCATTATAATTTGCCACCCACAGTGCCTTCATATTTAACAGAATCAACATTACTCCACCCTTCCTGCACACCTTTTAAGTAAAATCTTGTGGCACTTATACAATTCTCTTCATTTAATGCAGTGATTAATTCTTTCCCGTTTACATCAAATGACCTCCATGTTCCCCATTGGGATTGTTTGATATAAAATGATTCGTCAATTAGATTTTTGTTGCTCATTATTTTTTTGGCTATGGATTTGGGCAAGAATGCTGAGAAGTTCGGAAGTTTCTTCCCATTCCCAAATAGTCCCATCTTTTTGAGTATAAGTTCTTGTTGCCATAGTGTTTGTTTTAAAAATTAAATTTTATCACAAGTTCAAATTTTTAGCAATAGTTTCAGCAGCAATTTTATTAGTTTCTTTTCCAGAATGTCCTAAATCTCTTGCGTAATCAACTTGTTTTATATAATCACAGTTTAAAACATCCGAAACTGTCTTAAAAAATGTAAATTCATAATATTTTGTTCTATTATTCCACATTTCTTTAGCAATCATAGATGATAATTTTAAATTTACTGCAGGATGTTCCTCATTACTATTCCACGATTCTCCCATTTTTTTAGAATCTTTTAACCAATTACCACAATGAATAACTTCATTCTTAGTATAAAAAGGACATCTATATTGAGAAGACCAACCATAAACAACTGCTTTTGGATTTGGATATTTTGCACTCAAAATTCCAGAATTATGTAAAGAAAAGGTTGGTGAAGATCCAGGTGCTCCCATATTAATTACAGGAATTCCAGTTATTTGTTCCAAATATCCAGTTACAGTTTCATCTTCTGCACTACCAACACCGTAAATATAAGAACACCCAAATAAAACAATACATTTTCTCCAATCAATATCTTTAAATGGCTTAGTTCTATATCCAAAAGAATTTGTCAAATAATAAACTATTTTATCTCTATAATGCCATTCTTCTGGTTGAACTTTTAAATTATGAATATATCGTTCTTTTGTATCTTGGTCATACCAAAATTTGTTATTTGGTTTATCAATAGAAAAAAAGTTTTTATTGTTTAGATTATCTATAATATTCATGAGAATATTTTAACCCCATAAGTTTCTTCCCATTCTTTACAATCTTTTTCATCATTTACCATCGGTTTCCCTTTAATATTCAAACTAGTATTCAATAACATAGGACAACCTGTTTTTTCATTCCACATCTTTAAAAGATCATAAAGTTCTGCATTTTGTTGTCTATTAACAGTTTGAACTCTACTTGTTTTATCTATGTGAACAATTGCTGGAAACTTTTTAGAATATCTACATTTTACCGCATATTGCATGTATGGTGAAGAATTTGTAGGCATTCTAAAGTAATCGTGTACATATTCTTCCATAATTACTGGTGCAAATGGCCTAAACTGTTGTCTTTGTTTAATATTATTGACCATTGATTTAATTTGTGGACCTCTAGGGTCTGCAAATAAACTACGATTCCCCAGTGCCCTAGGACCAAACTCTGCACGACCTCTTGCAACACCACAAAGACCATAATCTATTAAGTGATTAACAATTTCTTCGTTTGATGCAACTGGTTTAATGTAGTATCCAAGATAAGGTCCATGCCAATCTATATGATGTTTCCTATGTGCAAGCACTGCACCGATAGCAGATCCATTATCTCCAGGTGCAGGCATAATCCACACATTATCAAAATAATAATATGCAATCGGGTTTGCAACGCAGTTTAATGCACACCCACCCATAAGAACCAAGTTATTACTTTTAACTTTACTCGATGCAACTTGTAGAATATCCCTAAACATCGTCTCATAAATGCTCTGAGTTGCAGCAGCAATATCAAAGTTATTTTTTATATCTGGTCTCCAATCTTTACATCCTTTATGCAAATTCTTTTTAAAGGTTGCTGCCCTAAATCCTATAAAGTCTTTATAGATATCATCTTCATAACGTGTTTTATCCCCATAAGCAGACATGCCCATGAGGATATACTCTTCTTCATTTGGTTTTAATCCACACCTTTGGGTCATTGCAGAATACCAAAGTCCAACGCTGTGTGGATATTTACGTTGAAATTTAAGTTTTAATTTATTACCTTTTGCTTCCCAGATTGTAAGTGTTTGGAATTCACCTATAGCATCAATAACCACTACGCAACACTCGTCAAACTTACTGGTGAAGTAACCAGCACAAGCATGAGTATAATGGTGGTCATAATACTTGATTGGAACATCAATATACTTCTTGACGTTCTGAATCCATCTTTGACCTGCAAGAAGTTGTCTAAGCGTTTTCTTATATGGATTCTCATACCAGCATACCAATTCTGGTTTTCCAAACTTTAGTGCATAATCAATAATACCATTATTTAAATAAGCATCATTTTTTATACCACTGAATCTTTCACTTTCGCTTGCGAAGACTAGACCATCATTAACAAATACAGAAAGTGCGGCATTATGACTTTCGGATGATATTCCCCAAGTAATCATGAATTTAACTTCTCCCAATAACTTACTGGAAGAGTTGGATCATTTTTTTTATAAGGATTATCCATATTTGCAGGGCACATAGAACAAAAACATTCATCTTCTCTATTTAAAAATTCTTCAAGTTCTTGATCAGAACAATCAGAATCTAATGGTTTATATTTTAAATAAGGATCCCATTTTTTGTCAAGATTATATTTTTTTGCTTGCATTAGTAAATATGCCAATGGTGGACATTTCCACAATTTACCCTCATGTATTTGTAAAGCTTTTTTAGATAGACACTTCTCCCAACTCTTTCTTGGATTATTATCTTCATAGGGAAGCATATTATTCCCAAATCCCTTATATTGAGGCGTCCAGGTGTCTGTGGTAAAATCCCAAAACTCCAAATTAATCCCGTATTGCTTTCTCCATTCTTTTGCCAATCTATAACCTTTTTTAAATTTATTTACATATCCAGCATGTACTTTACTATGAATAGATATTGCTAAAGTACTGTCAGTATCCAATAATGCCTGCGGTAAATTTGGATGTGTATGTAAAAAACTAGCATTTGATACAAGATCAATAGCAGTTGCGGTATCTGGCCACATCATTCGAACCAGATAAATTATATCAATCAAATTTTTATTAAGAGTTGGCTCACCACCAAGTATAGTGAATAGTTCTGGTTGTAATCTTCTACTCCAAGAATACAACCATTCATCACATTCTTTTAAAGTTAAAGACCCAGAATGTCCATGATTAGAATAATGAGAACATCCTTCACAACTAAAATTGCAAGTATGAGTTACATGTAATTCTATGTGAGGGACTTTAAATATTTTCATTTACGAGTTTCGATTGTAACTTTATTCTTTTTAAGTTTATGACTTTCCAAATATTTATTGAGATGTTCTTTACACTCAAAATGACAAACTCTTTTAACTTTGTTTTCTTCGTATTCTAATCTAAATGGGAAATTTGGATAAGGAAATCTAGCAGTATCAATCATTTTTTGTTCCACCATAAAATTTATTTTCGGATGTCTCATATCCCACTTCCCATGCAGTCTTCAACCATTTTTTGATCATGGGATAATCTTTAGTTTTTGCTGCGTATTCAAAATCATCCCAAAATCTTTCAGAACGATAAGAATAACCTTCCAGTTCATCAAACCAATCATCAAAAGTTTTATAATTCATAACTCAATTTCAAAATTTGGATCAAAATCTAAATTCAAACCAGAATTATTATATCCATTATAGTACCCTCTAGGATTACAGACAACTCTACAATCACCAATTTTGTAATCAAATGAGTTATGTGTATGTCCATGAGACCAAATTCTAATCTCTGGATGTTCTAAAATAAAATCATCAAGATCGCTGACATATGCACCATTCGCAATACCACTTGTTTTATACTGCTCATGAACTGATTGATAAGATGGTGCGTGGTGCGTGAGAACCCAGATTTTTTGATTTTTGAAAAGTTCGAACTGATCCAGTAGGAATTGCTTGGATTTGTTATGAAAGGCATAAGTATCATCAGGATTCATCTTGCGATACTTTGGAGTAATACGAATGGTCTTATAATCATTCATACACTGTGCTGCTTCCATCATTTCCAGGGCATTTCCATTGCGGAAATCAGTCCAAAAAGTCGAACCAATAAAAACCCAGTCCGCAATCTTCATTACACTATCTTCCATCAGGTGGATACCATCAGGAAGATTTTCTTTGAGAACATTCCAAGTTCCTTCATAGTTGTATCCATATGCTTCATGATTTCCTGCAATATACAGAACGTGCATGAAGTTGTCAGCACACTTCTTCAAGAAGTCGGCATAAACCTTGTGAAGGTTTCCGTCTTTTTTGAAGTGTCGAGCACAGAGAATATCACCACCAAGGATTAAGACTTCTCCCTCTCCAAGGTCAGGAACACCGTGCCCGTATTCACAACATTCTAAATGTAAATCGGATACAACTTTTACTTTCATCGGTCTTTATGCTTTAGGAGATAAGAGTTAGAAATTGCTTTAAAAGTAAAGTCACTTTCCCACGATTTGAAGACCAGACCTTCACGTTTGGTCTGAGGATTCAACGATGGACCCTCAGCAAACTCAAGAAGGTCATCAATACTGTCGTATGCTTGAGCAACACGAACATCAACATCAACAATAGGAACATGGTCCACATCAGCACCAAGCATCTTTAGTTTATCGAGAATACTATATCGAACATTTGCTTTAAAATATTCACCACAGGTAATACTGTAAATATCAAACAAATAGAATCGTTGACCTTTGATTTTTTCAGGATTACCCTGAATACCTTCACCAATCAATTCACCTTGAATAGCATA